CCGTGCGCACCTGCACACCTGTCGGCCCGTAAACCATCGAATTGATGTATGAGACGCAAACGTCTCATGTTTTCTAACGCAAATTCGTCCGTACTCGGTGCGTTATGAAAATAGAGATATCCACCCAATATTTCGTCACTTCCTTCACCCGAGAAAATGTATCTACAGTTCGTGTGTTCTTTGATGTATTTACACAAGAGCCACATTGGTGTGCTCGCTCTCACTGTGGTCGTATCGTACGACTCCAAAGAGTAAATCACATCGTTCACGTGTGAAATACCTTCCTCGGTCGTAAACGTGACCTCCGTGTGGTTCGAATTCAGGTACTTGGCCACCTTTCTCGCAGCCTCGAGATCTGGACTTCCTTTGAGACCGATCGAAAAGGTGTTAATCTTGTCCAACTTCCTAGCCGCGATAGAAGCTATGAGACTACTGTCGAGACCACCCGACAAAAGAAAGCCTATGTCACGGTCCGTCGTGGCGAGACGCTCATGTACACACTGAATAAACGTCTCTTTCAAGTCACCATCGTAGGTATCCGTGTACTTATTTACATGCCAGTATCCGGTGTGATAACAAACAAAGTCATTCAGGTACGAATCATAGATGTGACCGGGTGGGAAGATGTGAACCTTCGATTGCAGAAATCGAAGCGCCTTCGCTTCACTCGCGAACGCGATAGAATCCTTGTCGTACCTCGTGTAAAAGAGGGGGCGAACACCCACGGGGTCCCGCGCTGCCATGATACGCTTTCCGTTTGACCACACGATGGCGAAATCTCCGTTTATCAAATCCATCGCCTTCAGCATACCAAGATCATTCACCATAGGTAACAAGACTTCACAGTCGCTCGAACTCTTTTCGAAACCGTACCTAAAAATCTTATGATTGTAAATCTCACCGTTACACATCAACATAGACTTCTCACCGACGAATGGTTGCATACCAGCATCGGTGAGATCATTAATCGCAAGTCGGTAAAAGTCCATACGGCATTTACCCATCGTACGTGTTCTATAATCATCTGGACCTCTGTGAGTAAGTAGATGCTTGTACGAAAATTCTACTTCCTCACCGAAGAGCGCTAAGATGCCACACATTCCTATTGTACACAAGTCACTTTGTTTTTAAGCTATAGTCCATCCAATCACCAAAGTCCTTTGGGTCGCCTATTCCGTCCATTTCCTGACCAGAAAAAGTAACGGTTTCGCTGTCACCGTTGTTATATTGTACATCAAAGTTTAAAATACAGTAAAACGAAATATTCGTCATGTTCGCTATTTTGTCGAGCGAACCAAAATCAAAAGTTTCTATGTCAAGATACCGCTTAATCTGCTCGGGGCGACCGTATGGGACAGTAATTTGTGTACCGACTTCAAGTTTTCTCGTTTCGGAAGACATATCGAGACATGGCCATACACGCGTTCTCGCTCTAAAATCAGCCGCGTAGTTGATGTAACTTTTTGCCGTACCTTTTTCAGCGAAACATACAAACCGGGGTTTCTGTTTAGGGTCCACCATATTCAAATATGTACCCGTATGCAATAATTTTACAAAGTGGAACTCCATTAAAATATATAAGGAAAAAAACTTTAAATAAGATATATGAACTTCCCTAAGACAGCTGGTCAATGTAAATATATGCTCGCCTTAAGGTCTACTAAACCCATCGTGATAGGGACTGGGCCAGCTGGTTCAGGTAAGACTATGCTCGCGTGTCAGATTGCCACGGAACACATTTCAAAACACCCTAGGGCTAGAGTTGTGCTCACCCGTCCCATCGTTGCCGCGGACGAAGATATGGGCTACCTCCCCGGGGATATGGACCAAAAAATGGAACCTTGGACGAGACCCATGTTTGATATTTTCGAACAGACCATGACACATAGTCAAATGGATCGCTGTATTCGCATCGAACCACTCGGGTACATGAGAGGTCGCACGTTTACACACACCCTCATCATCGCGGATGAAATGCAAAACGCGACACCGAATCAAATGAAAATGCTTCTCACGCGTATCGGTGAAGGTACTAAGCTGGTCGTGACGGGAGATCTTGAACAGTCTGATTTAGGTCCGGATAATGGTTTAGAAAATTTGGTCTACAAATTACAGTGTAACGATTTAGAATACATCGAGCATGTGAAAATGGGTGACGAAGATATCGTTCGTCACCCAGCGGTGAATGAGGTACTTAAAGTCTTAAACGCTTAGTGTATTAAATGACTAGGGTTGTTCTAGCTCTTCCCGGTCGAACCTTTTCGGGAAAGTTCGTCGTCAGTTTACTCAATACGGTGGTGACCCTGAAAGAACAGGGGTACAGTGTCGTCGTCGCCAATGAATACTCCAGTTTCGTGACATTTTCGAGAATGAAAACGCTCGGTCTCGATGTTTTGAAGGGTGTCGACCAACTCCCATTTGACGGAAAGCTTGAATACGACGTGTGGCTCACGATAGATTCTGACATCATCTTCACACCCGAGCAAGTCATCGAGCTCATAGAAGACACGAAAACGTACCCGGTCGTATCGGGTCTGTATCGAATGGAAGATTTGAAGCATTTCGCCATGGTGAAAAATTGGGACGTGGAAACATTCAAAGAACGAGGTACTTTTGAATTTGCAACCGTCGACAGTATAGCGAATGAACCCAAATATATGCCCGTCGCGTACAACGGTCTCGGCTTTTTTGCGTGTCGTAAAGGTGTCATCGAAAAGTTGAAGTATCCATACTTTAGCTACCCTCTCATAGAGATTGAAGGTAAAGATGGGACCCTGCTAAGAGATACCTGTTCGGAAGATGTCGCGTTTTGCAAGAATCTCACTGATGCAGGAATGGAGATAATTGTGAATACGACCCTCCGTGTTGGGCATGAGAAAACTCTCGTAATTTGAGAGACTGAACTTGGTTGTTGAATTTTTTAATGTCGTCGTTGATTTTTAAAACTCGTGCCTCCATCGCGTTTCGTTCATTCCAATATCTTTTATGGAAGTTGATTAACTCCTGCTTTTTCGCTTCGTACCATTCAGATACCTCACAAATTTCTTGATCAATATCGGCGTACTTCTCTGCGAGTTTATAATCCGTGGGTAGGTCTCGTAAGTCAATAGCTATTTCATCGATACGTGTCTCTAATTCCTGACACGTATCTTTGAACTCTGCGTGTGCATCTATCATTGTGCTTGCTTTTTATTGAGATTTCTTTTTACTTAGGTTTTAAAGAATAAGAATATAATTAAAAGTAAATGATTCCAAGAGTTATACACAAGGTTCTGATTGTGGATGATGGAAAACTCCCAGAGTTGCCAGATGGTATGAAAAAGGCACTCGAGACATGGTACCGTATGAATCCTGGTTACAAGATTAAGATGTATTCTGGAGACGATTGTGTTTCGTACATAAAAGAACATTATGATGAAGAAATTCTCGAAGCGTATCAATCACTCAAACCGTACTCGTATAAATGCGATCTCATGCGACATCTCATCATGCTCCAAGAAGGTGGTTGGTATTCTGATATACGACAGGTATGTATCCAATCAGTTGAAACATTAGAAAAAGTTGGTAAAGAATATTACATGAGTGTAGATTGTCCCCCAAATCAAATGTGTATGTACACTGCATTCATAGGGTCTGTTCCGAAACACCCAATTTCAAAGAAAATGGTAGATCTTCTTCTTTGGAATGTGAAGCAGAGGCATTATGGTCTCGATTGCCTGTACCCAACAGGTCCAGGTGCGTATATGAATGCGTCTATTGATTATGTTCGAGCATACCCGGAAAAGTGTATGATCGGACAACACACATCTGAAGAATACGTCGAGTTTGGTGGCATTAAATTCGTCAAGTGTAAGTATAATAACGCGCGGGGAGCGGACAATACCGATTTAAAAGGCACGAACGATTACGGGGACATGTGGCGTAAGAGGGATGTGTACAGTTCTCGTATGTAGTCTTCATCTTGGTGAAGCCATATCTGGTGACACCCAACTGGAACACCATCATATTTGAAATCCTGTACTCCAAATTCTTGAGCTTCATCCCTCGTGGGTCGAGTTAAATTAGAAATGGCGTAATAGACGTCATCCGGTTCACCACTGTGTTTCTTCTCTAGACATAGTTTTTTAGTACTTTCAATATTTCGTAGATAAAATCCACCGTTAAAAAGAAAGAATTTATTTGGATATTCTTTAAAATTATTATCCTTAAACATATGATCACCTTGTAAACATCTCGGACATTTACACATCTCGTGACATATGTTCATAATACGATTACCATATGTGATATAATAGTGAGCACAAGGACTTCCAACTATGTCATATTTAAAAAACTTTTCGGGGATTCGTCTAAATATGTAGGAATCCCATGTATTTGTCAACACGTGTTCAAATTCTGAAAATTGATCCCAAAAGTCGTGACTTGTTATAAGAGTATCATAGGCCCTAACCGATTCATTCTTTTCCATGGCTTGGATGTACCGCACATTCTTCCAGTCTTTTGTCGTTTCCATTATGATATCCTTGTTATCACCACTGTGAACGATCACGAGTGTAGTCTCGCCTCCACCGTATACGTTGGCGATGTTCCATAAATTATATTTCAAGATGTCCATATATCTAAATTCTATGAAGAGCATACATAGTTTAGATGTTTCCGCCCATATTGTGTTTTCAGATTTAGGTTGTTTCGTATGTGCGAATACCAACTTTTTGTAGTCTTCGAGTTTCATTATTTATACTTACTTTATATCTTTAACTACATCAACTTATCGTATAAATCATTTTTCACAGTACTGAATTCTCCATCTGTCCAGCGACTTTCCTGTTTCTCTATAGATTTGATGTGCCACAAGGCCACTTGAGGGTCGGGTTTTAAACCTACAACTTTATCAGAACCTTGTAGTTTCGTGTGCAACGTATCACTCCACGTGATATGATCACATTTTTTATATATACGTAATTGATAATCCGGCCAGTTGATAAAACCAACTTCATTAATATTGAACTTTGATTTTTCAATAAATTCATGAGTAGCACCCGGGTGAATATTGATTCGGGGAATAGCTAAGATTTCAGCACCAGTTTCTCGTATGATGTCTTTTATACGTTTAATGAGAAACTCCTGTGGCATCTCGTCTGCATCTATATGAAAAATGTAATCACCTGTCGCGTTATCGGCATGAAACTGCGAATTTTTACAAAAGTCGTCGAATGGTCTTCTAAATAGTGTGATGTTTTCTCCAAAATATTCTAAAACCTTCTCCACCTTTTCGGTTATATTATTTGTGTCAACTACAACGTGAATGTTATCCTCCTCATCCTTGACTTTTAATATAAAACTCAGTAACGAAAACAATTCTCTCGACTCGTTGCAAACCTGTATCGAGTATGTCAGGTGCACCATATTCTTAATAAGGTGTACGTTTCTTTAAGTTAAAGATTAAACTGAATGTAGTGATAGGATGAAAAGGACCATACTCAATCTCTTCAGAAACAAACTGAATAACGTACGAAGTGTGGGGATAACTTCATATGATTATCCGACGTCCAGAATTATAAATAACTGTAACGTAGACTTTATAATCGTAGGAGACACGGCTGGGTCCACTGTTCATGGTATCAAAAATTTAAACGAAGTTTCTATGGATATGATGCTGACACACTGTCGTTCGGTAAAGAGAGGATCTCAAAATCAATTTTTAATCGGTGACATGCCCTATATGTCTTATCAATCATCCGACAAGGTTGCAGTGGAAAACGCTGGTGAATTTATTAAGGTTGGTATGGATGCTGTAAAGGTTGAAGGTTACTTCCCAAACAGAATCAAATCAATTGTAGACTCCGGTACGATGGTTATGTCTCATTTAGGTCTCACACCACAAACTCAAGCAAGATTAGGTGGATACAGGATTCAAGCGAAAACCAAGGACGAGGTAGATAAACTCGTAACTCAAGCTAAGAATGTTGAAGAAAATGGCGCCTCCCTATTATTACTCGAAGCTGTACCTAAGGAAGTATCGAAAGTTGTTAGAGACGAACTCAAAATACCCGTATACGGGATTGGTGGTGGTCCATACCTAGATGGTCAACTTGTTATTGCACATGATATTCTAGGTTTATTTTGGGACTTTAAACCCAAGTTTATAAAACAATACATTAACGGTGAACAAATTTTTCATAACGCGATAAACCTAGAATATCATGATGTACAAGACGGAACTTTCCCGGATGATAAACATAGTTACGAGATGAAAAAGGATGAACTTGAAAAATTGTTGGGTATGTCGGGTAGTTCATGGAAATATGATTAAAGATTTGCTCGTACGTAGTATAAATGAATACCTGTGACTACATCATTGAAACACTCTATTTGAATGGTATAGACACGTATTTTGTAATAACTGGCGGAGCCATTGTCCCGTTCATTAATGCAATTTCCAGAAACCCTAAAGTTAGATATTATTGTTTCCAACATGAACAGTCGGCCGCTATGGCTGCCGAAGGATATTACCGATCTTCGGGTAAAACGGCTGGAGTAGTTGTAACAAGTGGTCCAGGTGTTCAGAATATTCTCAATGGTGTATGTGGATGCTGGTATGATTCCGTTCCAGCCTTCTTCATCAGTGGACAAGTAAATACAAAAGAAGACCTATCGAACTTCAAGTCTGAACCTAGACAAACCGGATTCCAAGAAATGCCTGTCGCCAAACTATTTGAAGACGTTACGAAGAAGTCTCTGCACGTTCCAGACCTTGACCAACTTGAAGGTGTTCTTAAGACGTTACTCACAGAACTTAAGACTCCTCGTTACGGCCCCGTTCTCATGGACCTACCCGTGAACCTTCAGATGTCTTCGATTGAAGATGTAAACGTTAATCTAGTTACACATAGTCGCCGAGTCACTCCTAAGTATGACCTATCGGAACATATTTACAAGAGTAAACGACCGGTGATTATCTTTGGTCATGGTGTAAAGCTTGCCGGTGCAGAAAATGAAGCTATGGAGTTTGCCGAAAAGACTGAGATACCCTTCCTCGTTTCGTGGGGTGCATTTGATATTTGTGCAACTGACCACCCACTCCGCGTAGGATCTCCAGGTGTTTATGGTGACCGAGTCTCAAATTACGTCATCCAAAATGCAGATCTGATTATATCTGTGGGTAGTCGCCTAGATAGTCGCCAAATTGGTGGAAGTGGACACATGTTTTCACCCAACTCTAAAAAGATTATGGTAGACATCGACCCGGAAGAAATTAATAAAATGCCAGAAAAAGGGGTTAAAATTGACATCGGTATAGTGAGCGATGCTAAGAACTTTTTTGATAGTGTTATCGTTGGTGGTTATCGTGATGATATTACCGACGAAGTTCGTATCACGTTGTGGAAAGGTAAGATTAACCAGTGGAAACGGAAATACGGTGAAGAGAAGACACGTGAAGGTGATTCAGTCGTCTATGATTATCTAGATGAATTTTTTAACGATCTACCCGATGACTGTATCGTCATTCCCGATCAAGGTGGAAACCTAGTATGGACGATGCAATCTGCCAAGCTCAAGGAAGGGCAAAAGCTTTTCACAAATTTTGGAAACTCTTCTATGGGCTTCGCCCTCCCGTGTGCTATAGGTGCTGCAATTGGGTCTGGTAAAAAAGTCTACTGTATAGATGGAGATGGTGGTTTCCAGATGAACATTCAAGAACTCTTAACTGTCAAGAAGTACGACCTTCCTATTGAAATTATCATCCTAAATAATAGTGGGTATGGGATCATAAAACAATTTCAAGACAGCTACTTTGATTCTAAATATGTCGCTACATCTAAGGATGAAGTATTCGGAGACGCGGTTGATTTTGTAAAAATCGCGGAAGCCTATGGTGTGAAAACTCTGCAAGATATTCCCATACCAGAGACGCAAAAAATTTATCCAAAGCTAGAGTTTGGAAATTCATTGGAGAATATGACTCCTTACATAGATTTCGAAAAAGACATGATTGTATCAGTGCCACCTAAAAAGAAGCTGGGGTGGAACTAGTATACGGTTCGCCTAAAGATGAAGTGTCGAGTACTTCCCATGTCGCACCAAAAAAATCTGCCCACTCGGACAAGAGCATCGGTTTTTCGTTCGTCACCAAGTCACAATATTTAACGAGTTTCTTTTTGCTCGTTACATATTCTTGAACAACCTCTCGAACTTTCGAAATGCTCACAAAATCAAAATACCGATCCTTTTCTATGACGACGTGTCCCTCTCTTTTACACACTGCACTGAACCTGGTCGGTAATTCACCGGGTCCGTAACACCCCCATATACGCAACGAGTACACGTTTGGCATCGTCTCTATGCGCTTATCTATCAGCCATTTAGAAAGTCCATATGGATCGGTAGGAGGATCACCCCGAAGGGCTGCACCACTCGAAAAATAAATGAGTTTACCTTTGAAGACTCTCACGACATTTTCAAACATGAGAATGTTTTTCCATAGAACATCTCCCTCATCCTTCTTCAATCGACTTCCACCCACGACTCCACAGTGTATCACGACATCAAAAGTATTTTGAGTGAAGTATCGTTCTACCGCATCTTGATTCTCCAAATCCAAATCATTGTGAGTGACACCGACCCAACTCGTACCACGTACCAAATTTTTTCCAATAAATCCACCAGCTCCTAGTACGCACACTTTCATTTAGTTTAAAGAAAAGAAATATCTTTAACCTATATGACGAAGAAGATTTGGTATGCACCGAACAAATTCGAGTCGTACGATGAAGAAGAGATCCAGGCCGTCGAAGACTGTCTTCGCGACGGTTGGCTCGCCGGTTTCGGCAAACGTACCGTAGAGTTTGAGGAACGAGTGTCCGAGCTATTTGGTAAGGAGTACGGACTTTTCGTAAACTCTGGGAGTAGTGCCATTCTTCTCGGACTACTCGCACTCGATTTACCCAAGGGTTCTGAGATTGTGACACCCGCGTGTGGATTTGCAACGACCGTCGCACCCATCATTCAATTGGGTATGAAACCCGTATTTTGTGACGTTGAACTCGATACGTACGTACCCAGTGTAGACCAACTCAAGGAGGTTGTCACCCCAGAGACGAAGTGTCTCCTTCTCCCCAACCTCATAGGAAACGTCCCAGATTGGGAGGCGATTCGTGAAGCCTTTCCAGACGTCACACTCTTCGAGGATTCGGCTGATACGATCACTCGTACAGACTGTACGGACATCAGTACCACAAGTTTTTACGCGAGCCACGTCATCACCGCGGGTGGTATCGGTGGTATGGTCATGTTCAACGACGAAGAGCATCTCAAGAGAGCTCTCATGTACCGAGACTGGGGTCGCATAGGAGACAACATCGAAGAGCCGAGCGAACGATTTAACCACTCGGTCGATGGTATTCCCTACGATTGGAAGTTTCTTTACGGGGTGGCGGGGTACCACCTTAAGGCGTGTGAAATGAACGCGGCGTTCGGTCTCGTCCAACTCGATAAACTCGAGGGTTTCCTAAAGAAGCGTCGTCAAAATGTTGAACGGTACCTCGATAATCTTAAGGAGTGTCCGTATTACACCGTACCCGATGACTCCAAGACGCCCAACTGGCTCGCGATCCCTTTCCAGTGTCCACACAGACTCGAACTCGTGAAGTTTATGGAGCGTAACAACGTACAGACTCGTGTCACTTTCGCCGGAAACATCACGAGGCACCCGGCCTTCAGGGAATATCTTCAAGATTTCAAAAATGCGGACACCATCATGAAGGATGGGTTTCTTTTGGGTGCACACCACGGCATGACTATCGACGATGTGGACCGTGTGTGTAATTTACTTAAAACATTTGCGGAACGTAAATTAAACGGAGGATGTACAGTAATGTAATGGTCACCGGTGGATGCGGCTTCATCGCATCCAATTTCCTTAACCACATGAAAGAACGGTATCCCAATTTGAATTTTGTAAATGTTGATAAACTCGATTACTGTTCGAACATAGAAAATGTAAAGAGTGGTGTCGCCACATTTGTCAAAGGAAACGTTGGTAACCAGCAACTCATGGAGCATTTGATTCAGTTGTATCGTTTCGATGCCATTTTTCATTTCGCGGCCCAGAGTCATGTAGACAACTCGTTCGGTGACGCTCTCTCATTCACCATGGACAACACACACGCCACTCACGTTCTCGTAGAAGCGTGTCGCAAACATATACCAGACGTAGAATTCATACATTTCAGTACGGATGAAGTCTACGGTGAATCCAAGACGGACGTACCATTCACGGAAGAGGAAGGTGTGCTTCGACCAACGAATCCCTACTCGGCTTCCAAGGCGGCCGCGGAAATGATCGTTCGATCGTACATAGAATCGTTTGGTATGAATATCAAGGTGATACGGTGTAATAACGTGTACGGTCCAAACCAATACCCCGAAAAGCTCATACCAAAATTCAAACGCCTTTTACGTGAAGGTAAAAAGTGTACGATACACGGTTCGAAATCCGCCACGGTGAAGAGGGCTTTCATGCACGTCGAAGATGTTGTGGATGCGGTCGAAATCGTGTGGAAAAAAGGTACCCCAGGTGAAGTCTACAACATCGCGTCCGACGACGAACTCACCGTCATGGAAGTGACCCAGCTCATCATAGAGACACTGAAGGATACGAAAAAGTATGATGAATGGATAACCTACGTCGAAGATCGCCCATTTAACGACCAGAGATATTTCATCTGTGCTAAAAAATTAAAAGAGTTAGGGTGGTCTCAAAAAAAGACCAGGAAAGACCTCATAAATTTTCTTCATGTATAATAAATGTCTAAGATGGCAGCTTTAAGCGCTATGGCTGGTAGGGCCCAAGGGGCTATGGGAGCCGCGGGTCAGGCTGTGTCCGGTGCACTTGGTAACGCCGGCACGGCTGTTACTCAGACTGGTACCTATCAGGGTGCCGCCGCGAACGCCGCCAAGTCGGTCGGTCTCGAGATCAACTACGGTCAGATTGGTATAATCATGTTCTTTGGTTTCTTCTACCTTGTCATCGCCGCCCTCGGTATTGACATGTTCAACAAGTGCACCGAGCAACACGGTAACAAGACGCAAGAGAATCTCAAGAACTTCTTATCGTACACGCTCACCATGGCGCTCACCGTTCCATGCACCCTTTTACTTCTCAAAGTTGCCGGTAGTAAGCTCAGTGGTATCATGGTCCTTCTCTTCGGTATCATGGGTGTCGTCGGTAGTTCCGCCGCGCTCAACTGGTCGAGGACCTGTGAGGGTGCGAAGAAGGATGACTCCAAGAAGGCGTACAGTGCCGTAAGCCTCGTCATCTTCCTCCTCGCCTTTTTGGTTGGATTATTTATGTTACGGCCTAATAAGGCCTAAATGAGAGCGATAGCTGAAAATACATACATTCTCATGATGTTCTTGGCCTACCTGTTACGTAGGGCAGGAACATTTTCAATGGACGAAAAAGTAAAAATGATTGAATTTTTGAGTTATATGGCTACACACCCAGACACTAGAATAGCGGGACATGAGGGTGCAGGGACTCTGTTAGGAGAAGTGACGCGATCCCTACCATCGCGAGTCGACCGTTTATCAGCTCCGTCTCGGGTTGCCAAAACCCCTGAATGTAGCCTTCGTCTTTAGGATTCACCGCTGTTCCGAGGAACGCCAAACTGGCAACAGCGACAGAAAGACCGACGTTATCGTGGAACTGGGTACTGATAGAGTTACCAGTCATGATTTCGTCAATCACGGCAGATGTAAACCCGACCATGGCAGCGCGTCCATTTACGCGCTCAGCGACGGAAAGGTAATCGTTGGGGCGCTCGACCGGCTTGAGAGGTGGCGCTTTTACAGAAGATACGCTCTTTTTGGTAAAGATCTTCTTAGGAGTGGGCGTTGGCTGGACAGATGCACGAATGAGAAGGCTCATTTCTGGATAAGATACGATCTTATCCTTTAAACCAAATCAGTTTATTTTTGTACACGCGGCTCATCACGTAAAGTTGTACGGCTAAAGCGACAGATGTATTTACGGTCAATAAGTTAACACCGTACCTCCTGGTTTGATACATGAGCCACAGCGCGGTAGTCACGATACCGACGAATAACATGTGTTTCGACTCTTCACCCACTTCATCCGACCTGTTGAAGTTGTCATAAATCTGAACAAAACCTAGACCCAGAGCGATACTCGCGATGATATCATCAAATTTCATTCTCAGTTATAGTATATGGATATTATTTTACAAAAGTTTTCTGGAAAGATTGATACCCAGAGTCTCGTGCAGACTGTCGAGGACATTAAGATCGAGTATCTCGACGATGGTTTCACCAAGGAGGATATCCCTCCCATCCTTGGTCGCCTCATGCTAGAGACCGCCAAGTTCAAGAAGCTTCCCGGTCCCCAGAAGAAGAAGCTCGTCATCGGTGTACTCAACCACCTCATCGAGCAAATAGAGGAGGGCGAGAAGGACAGTGAGTTTGAGATTGTTCTCAAGGCTATGGTTCCACCCATGGTTGACTCGTTCGCCGCGATGATTAAAGCGAAAAAGCAACTCGCAAAGTGCTTTTCTTGCCTCGCTTAAAAAATTGACACGTATACATTTTAGTATGAGATTCCCCTCACTCGAGGTTATGATACAATACGGAATCTATACAGTAAAAGAGTTGGAAAAGTTTGCAAACGGTCTCGTCCCGAAAAAGAAGATTAACGTCCTAAGTGAGTGCGAAACGTGTAGTTTTGTATACGACGGTGCTACTTGTTTGAATTGCCAAGTATGAAATACTGTACCGTCATAAGTTGTATGTCCAAAGGACCTACGATAGAGAGTAATAATCACATGTGCTCCGAAAGACAATTGATACGACGATTATACAGAGAATGTTTACGAAAAGGATACAAGGCGCACCAGTTTTCAGAGTGGATGCACAGGAAATACGGACACTTGATAGTGTATAGGAAAACAGTGTACGGGGACGGTATATCGTTACCTTGTGTCTTGTGTAGAAAGACGATAGAGAGATACGATATATGTTGGGTCGCACACGACGGAGAACGGTGGGTGCACAGTAAGAAAACCGAAAACTTACCACCGTCAATACCAACAGCTAAACAAAAAAGAGTCTTAGGTTTTGGGTGTTATGATAAGACCCAAAGCTGACTCTAGATTGTTATGGCTTCGTTTTAGTGGTTTGTTTCGTTTTAGTTTTAGTGCGTTGTTGTTAGATGAAGCATTCTTTATTTCATCCATACGTTTTGTGTTTGAAATAATGGGTATCATGTTTTCGACGACTGGTGTAGCGTCTATAGGTTTAGGTTCTTTTTTATCGACCGTTTGGTTATTTCTAAATTCGTCTATCGTCAAGTCGCCCCCGAACACTTTGAGTTTATATCTATTTGGCGCCGGGGTCACACTTCCACTTTCTCCGTACATTCGTCTACGCATCATGATCATATACGAAGATATCATGCTACCTTTTGTCATCCCATGTCTATCGAGGGCATATGTTTTCATGCAACTCCACGAACAAAAGTTACCTGCTACCTCGAAACGCTTTCGTCTATCATCATACTTATAAGGCATCTGTAGAGGTTCGGTGTTAAATTCGTGACAACACCACCAACACCACATATCTTAAAGAATTATTTTCTCTTTAACTACCTATCTTCTACGCATACGTGACATCGCGAGCATCATGATGAGACAGCAACAACACAATACAATTGAACCTACACCACCATACGTGAGATATTTGACATCATCATCTTCCCAGTCAAATTCTTTTGGAAATCTTTTAATGGGTAATTTATTTAAAGGATATGTATCGAAAGGTGGTTCCCTTCCATCATCTAACCACCAGTCATCGTCATCAACCTCATCCCACCAATCCGGTAATTCACGTTCGGTCATACCCGCATTACATTCTAAAACGATTTGACTATTCGATTGGGTTTTTATGTCAATATCTTTACCACAAAAATTATAAGATGGTTGACAGTTGTTCATCGTACCTTCTGGAACGTAAGCTAAATTTGGTCTATTACATACTCGAGGTCTACAATGAAGATTATTTTTCAAAATTTCGTACCCATCTTTAAAGAATTCTTTGTTGTCCTCGATATTTTTTACGACGTTACAACCAGCTGCTTTCGAATCGGACGGACAAACCTGTGCGTTATTGAGTACGTTATAACACGAACACCAACTATCTTGTGGGTACGCTTTACAATATTCGGTGGCGGTGTCGTCGTACTTATCTTTTAAACCAGCTTTATTACAAATACCTTTTTGTGTACCCATCCGGACAGTTGGGTCCGAACTATCTTCTTTTAACATACACCACTCCGCCGTTTTAACGCCACTAGTATCTAAAGACTGACAAGTGTTTGTACCCTCACCAATACCCACCAATAAGTTATCTACGTCACTACAAAAATCTCTAACAATCTTATCGTAATTAAAATGGTTCTTACAATTATTCGAAACTATTTGACCTAGGGCTGCAGACATATATTCCGGATTTGACTTCAATTGCTGCAAATAGTCATCACCGTAATCCTCTTTGGCCTGTTGCTCTATAGCCTCGCACGTACCCATTGAATTAACACAAGAATAAAAATTTATCTTCGTACGGATCTTCGTCCACCACCCTTACTAGCTAACACGATTATCAACAATAAACAAAGACACATCATCATGAAACTACCCACACCACCGAAAGCTGTGAGCTGCTTTTTTCGATTTGTTTTTAAATCTTCAAGACTTTTTGGAATGTATGCATCAACCCCTTCTTCTTCCTCGTCTCCACCTCCACCTCCACCTCCACCTCCACCTCCACCTCCACCTGTGTCCCCAGTTCCCGCGGATGGCGCTTGTTCTGTCTTAGCTTCACATCTCATACTCTGGTCAATTTCAACTAAAGCACCACTCGCAACATCACCATACAGGTTCAGGTCCTGTTGGCACACGGCAATTGTTTGACTACAAACATCAGCTCCTTGCATGGGTTGATACTGACCAGACTGGGTGCATACATCCGGTGCAAAGCATTTCGGGGAAAAATTCCTCGTGTCAAACTCCGTTTGTGCGTTACCGGGGAACTTGTTATATTCTGCGACAAGTGTATCACATCCCGGGTGAGTGGGGTTGTTTATACAGTGTCTCACTCCCTTCGATATATTTATACACGCACATACAGAATCAGTGGGATTACTGTCACACCACTGAATTCCCCTCGCCTTTTTTGTTACGGCATCAGTTAGTACGTCATAACAAGTTCTACCATCATTATGGACTTGCTTATTGATGTTATTTACATGTTCACAAAACCCTGTGTTGTTCCCCGCTTCTGTCGTAATACCGTACACGAGTTGTTCCCATTGACTTTTAAATCCACCATTTGTTTCAACGGCACCCGAACCGCTACTGTCGTAAACACTGGATGTCCTAGACATCTCTTTAAGCTTAGATGAATTCACAGAATTAAAGGTACATTTTATAGCCATGTTCGCGTTATTAAAATTTGTACTTCTGCCGGTAAAATTTGTTTGATTTCCGTTACCATCCTTCCCTCCACCTATCCAAGATTCGCCCGAAGAGCCAGCTAAACGACATGGATTAGATCCCGTCCCGTCAGATTTGTGACTTACCCATTCCGTATCAGGAAGTAGACACCAATGACGACGCCTACCGCGGCGTCCCTTTCTGTGTCTGGATATTGAACCTGCTAAGTGACTACAGTGACCATGGTCTGAAGTTCTATTTTCAGTATCGTCCCACCAGACCTGATTAAATGTGGCGGACATCTTAAAAGTATGAAATATTTTTTTCCTGAAACATCATAAGGTATGTACGTCTTATTTTTATTGATAGTGTGTGTACTGTTATATATTTACACGCGTCCTGGTAGAAAGTATATCGATAAAGAAGGGTATGTTCAAAAGAAAGTCTTGTCACGGAAAGAATGTCGTAATCTCATAGACATCGCAGAGACGTGTGAATTTGAAATAAAAGCAGACGGCGTTGATGACCAACCAGAATATCAAATTGATATTCTGGATGACACTGTAAAACACAAACAACTTTGGGACATATGTAAGAAAATTTACGATACTAAAATGCCTCAAATCAATAAGAAGTTAAATTATGTATTCCTAAAGAGATATACACCCAACGAACGTACACATATTCCACTCCACTACGATGATAATCACACGACGATGAGTTTCATGTTATCTGATACAAAAGAATTTACAGGTGGGCAACTTTATGTATTTCCGTTGGAAGAAACCAAAAAATTGGACGCCCTTGATAAAAGGATGCCGATGACAATTGAGAAACGAAACATTCTCATCGACAACTACACAAATTTACCGATACTTGATTACGAACAAGGTGATATGGTAAAATACCCCGGTGGTACACGGATGCATGGAACGTTGCCTGTTACGTCCGGTAAGAGATACGTGTTAACATATTTCTTCAATTAAGGTTTAATAAACTTCATCACAGCATCCACTTCTGCCTGGGTTAATTTCTTTTCGGATTCGACTCTTACACCCTCATTGTATTCGATACGCCCTTTGTACCGCATGATCATCCAGATAACCACCGCTGTGATGGCGATGATAAGTATAGCCTGGTTGAGTTCCATCTTTTTAAGATTCAGCTTCATTTGAAATATAAAGATATTTTTTTTCTCAGGTCATTATAAAACCATGGGAGGAGGTGGTAGTCAGACCATCAACCAAACATTCAACATGGACGTCGTGAACAAAAGTATCATGACTACAATCACCAATAACCAGCAATCTCTATCCGCCGCAATGAATAATATTCAGAAAGTGACTGTTCGAATTGGCAATATGGGGCCAGATTGTGAGGCTAAAATAGGTCAAAAAATTGATGCGTCATCCCAATCCAGTGCGGAAATGTCACCACAAACAGTAAATGAAGCTAAAACTGTAGTAGCAAATGAGTTGGCTGCATCCGCCGCCGCCGCGATGGAAAAGGTTACAGAGGCGGGTAATATGCAGTTCGGTGACGAACAAAACATGAATCAAGAAGTTAATATGGCGATCGAAAACGTTGTCGAAAACACATTCGAAACGAATAACTTGAACGAAGTTATTTCCGAAATGATCAATTTACAAGAAGGTGACTTGGAAGTGAAGAATTGTAACGGTAAATTAGATTTTTCACAAGATATTGTGGCCACGTTGATGGCTGAAGCTATTACGACATCTCTCACGACGAACATTTCTAATAACGAAACTCTCAACAAACTTCACGCCGCCGCTTCCGGTGAGCAAAAAACTGAGAACAAGGGTATTGCGGATATTATTGGTGCCCTTGGTGATGCTATCGCCGGTCCTATGAAGTACGCTATCATAGCCTCGGTCGTGTGCCTCTGTGTTCTCGTGATCGGTGTAGTCGCGATGTTCATGTCCCCCGCCGGTCAGAACATGGGTAGGGGTGCCATGGCTAAGTTTTAGAATCCATTTGTTATAATCCCGTCAACACCATACTTATACATATATTCCAACTCTTTGTCCTCCTTATGTGTATACGTATAAACCTGTATGTCTTTCATTTTACAGTACGAGATGAAATCATGGTCTAAACATGTCCAGTGAAGAACAACTGCTTTTAGACCTCGAGTTATCGAATCGTATTCATCCTGATTAAATGTCGTCTCGAATGTCGAACCTTTTTGAAACATTTCCGGAAGACTATAAATCAGTTTTCGATTGAAACTACAAAATATAACATTACGTGTCGAACGTTTTTCATAAAACTTTTCGAGTGCCTGTGTGATTTGAAAGTTATTACCTTTTATGTCGAGAAGAAGAAGCGTATCTTTTATTTCTGGAATTTGATCGTAGACGTCCTCGAGTGAACACACACCCAACTGTCTCAGTTCGTCTATGTTCATATCACGAATGAAATGGTTTCCGACGTATACATCGTGAAACAGTACAATCTCACCCGAACCGCAGAGTTGTATGTCTATCTCCACTCCGTCGTACTCCCTGTGCACAGCTTCCCGTATAGCTTCGATACTATTATCGATGTGAGTGAGGGAGTATCCTCTATGTGCGATACACTTCATTAACTTAAAGAGGTACCAGTCCTTTAACTTAATGATTCTCAGCATCGATGTGGGTATAAGGAATTTGGCGATGTGTCTCTTGGATGAGAAGAGTGGAAACCTCGTGCGAGAGTGGGATGTCGATGGAATTCCACCGCAACACAAGGACGGTGTGTACGTCGCCATGCGTGACCACCTCGACGCGCGACCATGGGTACTCACGGCAGATACGATTCTCATCGAGAAGCAACCCGAACGTAACAAGAAAATGGTGAGCGTCATGCACTTTCTTTATGCGTACTTTATCATTAAGTCGCCCAAAGCTGAAACCATCCTCTACGATGCACGTCACAAAATTCCAGATGTCGCCGGTCCAGGTAAAGCACAGTACAATAAGAGGAAGAAGGTCTCCATCGAGAGGTGTGAAGCCTTTATCAGGAATGGACCTACAAATGCACACTGGTTACCTGTTTTCGAAAAATCTAAAAAGAAGGATGACCTCGCCGACACGGTGATGCAAGCTCTCTCGTTCGTCAACAGGGTTGAAGTGGTACCCGCATCTAAGAAGAAAAAAACGACAAAGTTGGTCGCTCGACGACCCAATGAAAATCAAAAAGCGACAAAATATTCAAAATCAAATTTGGCATGGATTTATCTGAACAAACCAGAATGTGAAGTTTTGGAAAATAATAAAAGATTCATGAAAGATCTCAAAAGATACTATCGGGATCTCAACGAGTTGATTAAAGAAATAAACGGATAGTTGTGTATAATGGAAAAAGTTTTGGATCATGGATTCGTAGAACTCGTAGAACACATGCCTCAGGAAAATCTGGATAAGGCTATCGTGGATGGTGCGCGTGTCAGTTACCAAACGGGTACAAAGACGACGCGTGGCGACCGCGGTCTTATTCGGTACCTTCTTCGCCACGCACACACCAGCCCTTTCGAGTTGGTGACGTTCAAGTTTCGTATCAAGGCACCCATTTATATCGCGCGTCAGTGGCTTCGACACCGAACCGCCTCCGTGAATGAAATGTCCGCTCGATACTCCATCGTCGATGAAGAGTATTACGTCCCAGAGTTTTACAGGGGTCAATCTGAAGTCAATCATCAGGGGTCGGAGGGTGTCATCGAACTCGGTGACGAGATGCTCGATGTCATCTCCGCTCAACAACAGAATGCATTCAAGTTGTACCAGAACTTACTCGAGAAGGGTGTGTGTAGGGAACAGGCACGGGGTGTTCTCCCCCAATCGACCTATACATCCTTCGTGTGGAAGATGGATCTCCATAATCTCATGCACTTTTTGCGACTGAGAATGGATCATCACGCCCAAAAGGAGATTCGAGACTACGCGAATGCCATCTTCAAACTCGTACAACCCCTCGTACCCATGACCATGGAGGCATTCATGGACTTTCGAGTAAATGCCATGCAACTCACCGGACCTGAAATTGAAGCGATCGCGAATGGGACGCCGATCGATTCACCAGGGGAACGGAGAGAGTTCGAGGAGAAAGTAAAAAGGTTAAAAATTAAATGTCCTTAGATTACAACAAACATGTTCGCTATTACGGCTAATACGACATACGCTATTACAGACAAGTTCAAGAAGGTGGGCAAGAAGGTACAAAAGCAAAGGAAGGGTGAAGTCGAGAAAATCAAGGATCGCCTCAAGGACATCGCCCGTGACGAGGAAAAGCGTGCGAAGGACATTTTCAAGCAGCATCAGGATATATTCAAGAAGAAGAAGCCTACCAAGTCCGCCAAGTCTACCTCTATCGACCTTTTCGAAAAGTAAACCATAACGTACACAAAACAAAAATCATAGCCAACGGGGTATCACCCAGTTGTTGAGCCAATAGAGCGCATACCACGCTGTATTGTACAACCTGTATGTCCTGTCTTGTCTTGCTTATCGATCGTTTCATCGCTGCTCTGGACTTTTCCAAGCCCACAACAGACGCATTTATTTTACCGATCGTTGAGGGTATGGTGGTTGTCGTCATCAGTATCTCACCGATGTCGATAGATTCGAGAAACTGCTGTTGAAGCATGGGCTCCAGATACGTGAAGTAATCAAAATCAGGATCCAATTGGAGACATATTCCCTCGATGAGAGAAAAAGATTTTGCCAAGTACACGAAACTGGTGGGAACGACGAATGGCTTCTCCATCGCGAGTTCCGTCGCCAAGTCGTCATTCAGGATGGCACCACCGTCGAGGGTCTCCAGGTATCCCAAGATGTTTTCGAAGAACAATTCGATATCCGCAACGTCTGATGAAGTTGGTACGATAACACCTAACCCTATCAAGATGTTGACTATACCTTTCGTGTCTCGATTAATGATACAAATAAAAAGATCCTTGAAACCTTTTTGAAGTTCTTCACTGAGTTTGATGAGTAGGCCGAAATCATAAAATACAAGTTTTCCATTTTTGGAAACACCCAAGTTACCGGGGTGAGGATCTGCGTGAAACAGACCTACATCCATAGTCTGAATTACATACGAATTAACGAGAGCTTCACACACCTTTTTCTTGTTAATTTTTCGATTCTTAATTTCGGTGATCTTCTCTGTTGGTACATATTCCATGACGATCATTTCATCGGTACAGTATTTCTTATACACACGGGGGATCTTGATCCAATCGACGTCTCTGAGAGCCTTTCGAAACATTATGGCATTTTCAACCTCTTGTTTATAATCAGCCTCACCTAAAAGATACTCGATGGAATCGTTGAGTACAAAATCCGAACTGTTTCCGGTATCGATACCTATACTCTGAAAAAACTTTAAGATTTTTCGAACCGTGTTGGTATCCGATTTCATGGTGTCATAGATCCCCGGTCGCTTTAATTTTACAACAACGTGCTTCCCATTTTTTAATACAGCCTTGTGAACCTGACCTATACTCGCCGACTTGAAAGGAGTCTCTTCAAAACTTTTAAAGATGTCCATGTCCAGTTTGTCCTTCACGAGATTGTAATCGAAAGCTGGAACATTGTCTTGAAGAGATTCGAGTTCTCGTGTAAACTCGGGAGGGTACAGGTCTCCTCGTGTCGATGCTATTTGTCCTAATTTTACAAAAGTGGGTCCGAGCTCCAACAGCTCACCCTTCGTCCACTTTCCAAGTTCGGCCTTGTCTTCCACAAATCGTTCCTTCCATAAAAATTTGGCTGCAAATTTCCATGTTTTTACTCTTTGATTTCCCGCCAACTTGACAGGTGGCACCCCCACTGAATGTTGGCTGAGTACAGACAACATATCTTACAATAGCAGTATACTTTTTTCTATAAGCCCTTAGATATTTTGTTAGTTAACAATAGAATGAAGATTCATATTGTCGGAGCGGGACCAACTGGTATGTCACTCGCATGGGAATTACTTAGGTCGGGTGAACACGAAATTGTCATCTACGATAAAAAAGTATCAGCGGGAGGCTCATGGTGGGAACCGAGCACCGAGTACAGAGACCTTCACGCCCACAGGATTGTCTTTGACAAGGCGTTCATAAACACCATGTCTCTGTTCGAGGAGATGGGAATCGATTGGAACGATTTCTTTAAACCCAAAGACAATGGTCAACATATCAATTACGTTCTTCGTTCTTTACGACTCAGAGACTATGGAACACTCGTTTCCTTTTTCGTTCGGGTTCTCGCTCAGCCCGAAAAGTACAAGAGCATTTCTGTCAAAGACGCTCTCGGTACTCTCACCGAAGAAGGTCAAAAGTGTATCGAACACCTTCCTCTCATCATGGATGGTGTTACGTGGGAAGTGATGTCCGCCTACGAATTTGTAAAAAATCTGGATCACGTGGGTTTATCCACACCTCACACACAACTCGCATCCGGTAAGTTCATGTGCGATGCCATGGAGCAAGCCCTCCTCGATGCCGGTGCCAACTTTGTGTTCGGCGTGGAACTGAAAGATGTACAATACAGTGAAGATGCGTACGTCGCGACCTTCATGGATGAGAAAATCATAGACGATGGAATGTTGTTCCTGTGTTTGGATAATAGTCCTGCCATCAAATTTTTAGGAAACAATTGGGGTCCCGACGCTGAGAAAAAGGTTCGAGAAAGTACGTACGGTGCGATTAATATTCTCCTCGATTATGATGAACCCGTACACATCAAGACGGATCTCGAGATAGCGGCCAATACGAGATGGAAAATACAACCTAAAGTTCTTTCGGATGGAAAAACAGTTTCGTGTGTCATTTGTCATCTCACCGAAGAAATCACTGGGTCCGATCCAGACACGGTAAAACGTGAAGTCATCGAACAGTTGGGTTTACACGATCCTGTGAGTGCGCGTATCGCGTGGGGTGCGGATTGGGAGGATGGAAAGTGGACCTTTTCTCAATCCTCGGGTGTGCTCAGTCTTCACGGTCAACTTCCTTTCTTCGGTAGGTGTTCGAAGGTTGCCATGTGTGGTATGATGTCTCCGAGGTACACTCCATACTCTAGTATAGAGGCGGCTATCGAGGTATCCAGGCGCTTGAGTCACGAATGTTTTGGTACGCGTCAGCCTCTCAAGCCTCTCCTCCTCTCTCAGGTTCTCGTATTCATCGTAGTGTTACTTATAGTTTTAGTTCTTTTGTACCGTAACAGAAAACAATGAAGTGTGTGGTTAAAGTGCACACACCGATGTACGAATTTAATGATAAAAAGTATATCCGTTTGGTGGTTCCTTCTAAACTCGCGACGATCATCTCTGACATGCACGCCTCGAGAATGCACCTTCTCGTGAACCAAAACGTGGATGATCCTTTGGATGGTCGTGTACTCACAGTCAAAGTTCCGTTCCGATATAGGAGAGTGATGTGTGAGGTCAAAGGAAAACCTGTACAGTCTCTTATACGGGATGATGAAGTGGAAGTCGAAATGAACTTCAAAGGTGTTTGGAATGTGGGAAATCACTCGGGCTTTTCTTGGATACTCTCGAGCTCTTCAACCTCTTGAGTGGGATCGTTGGGAAGTTCGATGGTGTTTACCCCACCCTTCTTGAGATTGACGAACGTTTGCAGAACACCCTGCAAACGGTAGATTTCCTGAGTCAGGTTTTCAATGTTCGCACGAACTTGCTTAATGTTTTCATCGACGTCGAGAGTGGGCATCTTCTACTCATTTAAAGTTTACAGTCTTTAAATGAGTATGCTTACACGGACCGGATACCTCGTGGATGCGGGACCAATACAAGAAATTAAAAAAGAACTTACCGTAAGACCCATAGTCAATGGCGATTTCGGATTTCCTCCACCGCCTTTTAAAGTTTATAAACCAACTAAGACAGGAGTGTGCGTTCCAAGATTCTACGGAACTTCTAAACTTGGAGAACCTTCCCAGGACCGACGTCCCGAACCCGTTAAGACCAGAAACGCATTCACAGGAAAGCTCCGAGATGCCACCCACCAAAACGAAGCCTTTGATGCTGCTATCAAGGCGGGTCATGGAGTTCTTTCGTTGCCATGCGGGTATGGCAAGACCACCGTATCCCTGGCGATAGCTTCAAAGTTGGGGTATCGGACCATGATCATCGTGCATAAACAGTTCTTAGCCGACCAATGGAAAGAGCGTATTCAACAATTTTGTCCGGGTGCCACGATCGGTATGGTTCAGCAGAACAAAAAAGAGGTGGAGTGTGATTTTGTCATCGCCATGCTTCAGTCTCTCTCACTGAAAGAGTATTCCTTCTCGGATTTTGAAAGTATTGGAACAGTCATCGTCGATGAAGCACACCACATCTGTGCCAAGGTTTTCAGTCAATCTCTATTTAAACTTTGTCCCCGGCACATTTTCGGGCTTTCAGCGACACCAGAGAGGAAAGATGGACTCACGAAGGTGCTTCACTGGTTCATGGGTCCAACCTTTTTTGCGGTCGAGAGAAAAAATCAGGAACAGGTGGAAGTGTTTCCAGTCACGTTTGATTCTGCAAACTATAGAAATCCTCCACCGTCCATGCGAAACGGAAAGATTTCGATGCCAAACATGATCACAGATGTTGTCGAAGATCGGCAACGTAATAAGATGCTCGTGGAACTCGTGAAGAAGGCGTCGAGTGGTACCAGGCAGTTACTCGTGTTGAGTGATCGCAGACAACATTGTGAATTCCTTCACCAGTGTTTTCCCAAAACCTCGGGACTGTATATGGGTGGCATGAAAGAGGCTGAACTTCAAGCGTCGTCTAAAAAGAAAATCATCTTTGCGACGTTCTCGCAAGCGCATGAAGGTCTCGACATACCCACTCTCGACACGGTTATTTTGGCGAGTCCAAAATCGGATATCACCCAGAGTATCGGTCGTATCATGCGGGAAACAAAAGGTAAACAGAACAATCCACACATCTATGATGTACACGACCCATGGTCTATTTTCACGGCCATGTTTTACAAACGTATGAAAGTCTACAGAAACGGTGGATTCAAGATTCATGGTAAGGTGGTGGAGGAACAGAAGAGTGACTTCCCTCAGGGAAAGTGTCTGTTTTTATAATCTAAACAATTATTAAATGTCTGGTGCATTAATACAGTTGGTATCCAAGGGGATACAAGATGTGTACCTCACGAGTGACGAGGGACATTCTTTCTTTCGCATGAAATTCACGAGACACACGAACTTTTCCCAAGCCCCGAAGTTCATCAAGACTATCGACACGAACGATACGTCTATTACAATTCCGGTTTTAGGTGATGTCATCAACGGTTTGTGGTTCGAATCTACGAACACGAGTAACGCGAACATAGCCTCTAATTTGTTTCATAATTCAACCTTAGATTTGTACATCGGTGGTCAAAAAGTTGATTCTCAGCATTACGATTATTACGCGGAGATATGGCCCAATTATCTCGCTGATACGTACAACAAGTCTCAGGAACTCAATAACAAAGCGTCTACATCTAACCAGACATTCATGCCTCTTCACTTTTTCTTTTGCGACCATAAAGCGTTCCTACCTCTCATCGCCATGCAACACCATCAAGTTGAGATTAAAATCACATTCGACCAAACAGCCATAGCGAATTCGTCGGAAATTGAAAGAACCGCCGATTTTTATGGCAACTACGTGTACCTGGATAAAGAAGAACGAGAATCATTGTTGAACCGCACACTCGATTTTGTCGTCACACAGACACAACGCATAGAGTTTCCTCTTGAGAGCGTCACGGATAACACTACCGAGTCTGGCGGATACAACAAACTCGATATTTCGGCGTTCAACCATCCCGTCAAGTCTCTCTTTTTTGGATACGGAACGTCGAATTCTAATTTCGCCGGTGACCGTTTTTCTTTTAAGAATGCTGACATCATGATTAACGGTGTTTCTTTCCTCGAAAATATGACCCCGACGTATTTTCACACAGTACAAAATTATTACAAGTCGAACTTTGGACAAACGGAATTTGATGTTGATAGTCACACGGGTGTGTACACTCGCTACTTCGTGTATCATTTCTGCTTAAACGCTTCCGATTACAACCCCTCTGGTTCTTGTAACTTTAGCCGTCTAGATGATGCGAAACTCATCATCAGGGGTGTGGAAAAGGGGGAGCTACGACCATCGAATCAGAGTATTTTCGTATACGCCGTTAATTACAATGTGCTACGACTGAAGGACGGATTAGCCGGAATTTTATTCGGCAACTAAAGTATAAATGGGTAAGCTTGTGAGAGCTGGTCAAATTTTTGTAACCAGTCTAGATGCAACACCCAGAGAGACCGATGTCTTGACGGGTCTTGCGAGTATCGACGCTGGTGAAATTACAGCGGACGAAATTGTTGTGGCGAATTTGAAGATTACGGGTGAACTGACATCTATTTCAGATACAACTCAGTTTGCGGGTACTACAAATGTAAATCGTCTCACGGCCACACAGGTCGGTATAGGCACGGATAACCCCATCAACGATCTTCAAATTGGCACGAATGATTTAATCGTAAACAGAACTGTTCAAAATCTTGTGACTGTACGTGGTAACGTTGTCAGTACGAATGTATTAGCGACAGATACATTCAAAACGACCAACGATTCGTTCGTCGTCGACGCCGACAACTCTAACGTGATCACGGTAACTGGGAACACTGTATCTACGAATGTCACGGTGAATAAACATCTTCACGTCGGAACGGATATTGTTCAAGACACGGGAGCTAACGTAGCCGTTTTTGAAAACGGTAACGTCGTCATTCGAGATGGTTTCTTGCAGGTGTTTGGTAATATCGATGTGAGTGGTAACTTATCGATAACAGAAATTCCATCGTATACGAGTGTTAACAATCTTGTCGTGTCTAATGCCGTCATCTTGATGGGTGATGGTAACAATGGGACCTACGACATGGCCGTGCTCATGAGGGATGGTGCCCCGGATACCTCCAATGTATTCTTGGGCTATACACACGTCGACGACACGTTTAAATTGTCGAGGACCTATGGTACTCCCGAAGACGCCACTTTCACCATGGACAGTGCAAACACCGTGAATCTTCACGTGTTTGGTGACATTTACACACAAAACAACGTGGGTATCGCAAACACCTCACCAGCATTTTCCCTTTCTGTGGGATCTAACGTGTACATAAATGATGTGGCATCATCTTCGGCCAATGTTCTTCATGCAAACGGATACGGCTTCTTCGAAGGTTTACGAATCGGTGACGACGGTCTCACAGTCGGTAGCCTCATCACACTCGACGCGGATGCGGCCATACCCATGGTCGTTTCATCCAAGATCGAGGCCGATGGTATTCAAACGACGGGTGTCAATTCATCAGGTATCGCGAATACGAATCCGGCACACACGTTATCTATCGGTGATAAGATATTCTTCAGTACCACAGATGCGAATGCTGTTACTGTCATCGGTAACACGGCGACGGGTCGTCTCATCACGGAGTCTATTCGTGTACAAGATTTCATCGAGGTAGAGGGTGAATCCGGTATTTCTTCAGCCGCGAATGTTATCATTCATGGTGATATTACAGGTGAAGATTCTACTTCGAACACGGTGAGTATCCGCGCGGGTCCATTGACCTCGAATATTAGTGCTCTTGAAATTAATGGTGCTAAAGAGTCTCCCAGTCATCAGTCCGTAATCATAAAGACAAAGAATACCGAACGTTTACGAGTCGTATCTGGTGGTAATGTTGGTTTATCCAACACTGAACCGAGCGAACTTTTAACTCTTGGTGGTAACCTCAAGTTGAATGACAGTAATGCGGCTATACTGGGAAGCGATACAACCTACCTGAAAGCTTTCACAGATGTCAATGGTAATCAAACGAGAATCGAAAACCGTGTAGGAACCGGTAAGGGTCTCAACTTTTACGCGAGTACCACCGATACGATGGGAACCCCGAAGATGACCATTCTCGAAACAAGTAATGTGGGTATAGGCACTATTACACCTAAGGGTCTTTTACATACGTCAGGTGGTACGGTATTCATAAACAATGAACCCGTAAACCGTGTCGCATATAATCACTTGAATACACCGATGGTCATAAGCAACACAGTCGAGACCGAGGATACTGTATCCCAAGAACCAATCCTTGAATTAACACGTGAAGGTGTCTTAAACAACTATGAAGCCGTTCGAGCGACATTCAAGTTGGGTAAACACGACCTCACGAACAACAAATCCAAAACACAACTGGATATTTACCTCGCGGACGAAGATTACAGTGATGAGACAGATATTCTCACACTTCGAAGTGATGGACGTGTGGGTATAGGTTCGACCGTTCCGGAAGCATTTTTAGAAGTTGTGAGCAGTGGGATAGGAAACGCACGTGAAAATAGTCT